GGAAGGGATGTTTATGGTTCCTCCTAATCACCGCACCAGAGTTGCACTCCTCCGGATTTTGACACGCTTTCGTCCTACTGTAACGGAATTTCGCTTCCGCATAACTCACCGAAGGTCAGACTAATCACGCTGCTTGAGATAGGTACAATTGAACATTGTACGGTAACTCTCGTTTAACATCCTCATTTAAATTAGCCCATTCTGTAAGAGTTAGTGAATTATCCATCAAGAACTTATCAACGTCAATCAGCTCTCTCATCCCCGCTTCATAACCCAAGATGTAGCTATAGATGATTAACTCAGGACTAAGTGCCTCATTTCTCTTATAGTCTCTAAATCTCTCTGGAAATAATATCTTTGAGATAATACGATTTGGATGACGGTACGGTCCATCATTCCTCCACGTACGACCAAGATACTCTGGGAACTCGCTTGAATCGCCAGTTGATGTTTTAGATTCATTCACTTCAATTCCAAAGTTCTTCTTAACGTAGCTTGCGATCTGCGCCTTGTCAAACTTCTTCCTACCATAAATCAGGTTGTCATCACCTTGAATAGTATAATCAACATAACCATATCCAAATTTTTCGACCCATGTTTCTGTTATCAGCTCATTGCAAATACCATTAACAATCGTGGTCAAAGAACTTCCCGAAGGGTCACCATGATGAATGTCGATTACACCATCTGCAGTGATAACATTTTTGTGAATGAAATCATCTCTCAAGACAGTTAGTAAAGCTTTCTCCTCTGAAGATAAGTTTGGGAACATGCTCTCTATTACTTCAAATGCATCATACAACAACCACGCTGGTTGAGTACTATCATAAGATGAATAGTCTAACGAGATGTACCAACTATTTTGGCTCCGCATGTTAATTATCCTGCGATATGTGTAAACATCAGATTTACAAGCTGAAGAATGATCATACCCACACAACCATTCGGTAATAGGCTTCGCAAACTTCCTACCACACCAAACAGTAAATACATCCTCCATAAACACAGGCCTAGTTTTTAACTTGCATGTACCAGTAAATTCTCCTGTATCTGTGAATTCTCCTGAGGCTTGGGACCTAGTTGATAACACATAATACGAGTTGAAA